ACGTGAAAAGGTGTCAGAATGTGCTGGTGAACTGGACGGCATGTTTGATGAGTTTGTGGTTGCAGGCGCCAAGATGAGTGCAGACTACAAGCCTATTACAGTCATCCGCGGACTGAATGTAGCACCTCAAATGATTTCAGACATTGCCAACTTGTGGAAGCACAAACTTGCAGAGTTTGAAACTGCAATCGAAGGCAAAGATGCACAACTTGCGGAAGGCTACAGTAATTTCAGCAAAATACAAATGCGCAACATTGTGAAGTTTTGCGAAGCAGTGATCAATGACTGCGGTGCGTATGTGCAGATCAAGAAAGTGGAACGCAAACCACGCAAGGTCAAGTCAGTGCCGCCAGAGAAACGTGCCGCAAAGTTCAAAGTGTTAATGGAATTTGCCGAACTCAAACTCAAAGGCCTGCCAGCCGCAAGTCTTGTGGACAAAGCAGAAGCCTGGTTGTACGACACCAAGAAGCGCAAGTTGATTCACCTTGTGGCCGACAGCCACACACAGGCGTTCACTGTGAAAAGCAACAGCATAATTGGTTTCAGCACCATTGAGACCATGCAAAAAACTGTGCGCAAGCCAGCAGATGTTGTGAAGGCTGTGCAAGCCGCAGGCAAACCAGCCGCACGTAAGATCTACAAAGACCTTACCACAACTGAGACTCCATTCAATGGGCGTGGCACGGAGAACTTGGTAGTGCTCAAAGCCTGGTAAGTAGTGCATGCATGTGATCCCCAACAAAGTAGACCTATACATTACCAATGTATGCAATTTAACCTGCCAGCACTGCAATAGATTTAACAATTTCAATTTTAAAGGCTGGCAACGTTGGGGTGATTATGAAGATCAATACCAGCAGTGGGGCAAGTTAGTTAATCTCACAGCAGTCACTATCATGGGCGGGGAGCCTTTTTTGAACCCCACCCTGATAGACTGGGTGCGTGGCATCAATCGCATATTTGGAATTGAAGTTCAAATACTCACCAATGGCACTAGATTTAGACACAATCCTGATCTTTACGATGCTTTGTTTTTCGAACATCAGACTCGTCCGCACAATCACATTGGTGTGAGTTTGCACAACCCTGATCAGTTTGAAAAATTAAAAGAAGATATACTATGGTTCCTCAAAGGACCAGTACAAATATATCCAAAAGGACATTCGGAAAATTTTTGGAATTCTGATTATCTGTTCGTTGACCGCAATGGCATAGTGGTAACGGTGATGAACGTTGACACGTTTCATTCAGCGGCCATAACTCAGTCTTGGCAAAACAGCACCCAACCAGTGTTTAAATTGCACAACAGCGATCCATTTTTTGCACATCAAAATTGTGGATTTGCCACATTCAAAAGTTATCATTTCATACGCGGCAAGTTGTACAAGTGTGCGCCGGTGGCACTGATGCCCGAGTTTGATCAACAACACACATTGGATATATCTGATGCAGACAGAGCATTGTTAAATTCGTATCAGCCACTGAGCGTGGACAACTTTGAAACTTATCAACAAGAATTTTTTGCTCAATTGGATAATCCCATTGCACAGTGTAAATTTTGTCCTGAGCAGTACACATTTCAAAAGATATTTCCAGTGGTCAAAGGATCTTGACCATGTTTGATCAAGAGTTTTATCGCATTGATCTTGGAGAAATATTTCAGCAGAGTCACTGCATGTATCATGAGCATGCAATGGTGCATTTGTTTTCAAGTGTGTTGATGAACATGGGTTATCAAAAAATACCCGGCAGTGCCAGAGCATGGGGGCGCGGCAGTCGCAAGGTCATTGTGTGCCTGGCCGACGACTTTGGAGTCAACCGAGATGATTGGAGCCTGCCACCCGATCAGTGGTTTGATACTGACACCACAATCGTCACCGACAACCACATGCCCTTTGCTACCAATTATCAGATTCTGAAGTTGCCATCAAGTTACTTTGGAGTGTTTAGTTATGTGCCAGCAGATCAAAATTGGACACCAAGTCGGCGATTTAATTTTTCGGTCAACAGGCTGGACAGTCAGCGACAGTTGATTTTGTTAGAATTGACGAAACAGTCGGGCGGGATTGATCAAGTGCAACAGTTGGATCATGTGAATTTCAATGCACGAGCACAGGGCAATGAGCACACTGCTGAACATGCTCAGCACAGTTTTGCACATTGTTGGACACAGCTGAATCAATTGCATAATACTGAATATGCTGAGTGGTTTGATCAAACCCAGCCGCACATACCCATTAGAAATCATGCACTAACAGTTGAGCAAACACAGGTTGGTGCGTATCTCAATTTGGTAATTGAAACCTATGCCGGAGATGCCACTGTAGCATTCAGCGAAAAGATATTTAGAGCATTGGTAACGCCAGCACCTTGGGCTGTGTTTTCAGCAAAACATGCTGTGGAGTATTTGAAAACACTGGGGTTTGATGTACTAGATGACGTGGTAGATCACAGTTATGACAGTTTGACGCAAAGTAACACCATGTACGGGCATGGAAAAATCACAGAATTTGTCAAACTCAACATACAAAATTATCACAACATAAAAAATTCCGATCAAGTCAAATTGGCTGCGAGATGTCACGCAGCGGCCACACACAATCAACAACTGTTGGCACAAATGCAACGCCAGTGGCCCGTGGATTTTGCTCAATGGTTGCCCAACACGATAGCAAAACTTCAATAAATACAGGAACCGGAGTTCCAGATGCCAGAACAGCAACAGCAATCACTGCCTACACTGAAACAAAACTTGATAGAATATGTCAAGCTTCAGTTGGGCGGAGATATCATTGACCTAGAACTAGACCCCTCACACTACGAAGCGGCCTATCAAAAAACCATTGGCACCTATCGCCAACGAGCCAACAACGCCTATGAAGAAAGTTACAGTTTTATGCAGTTGGTACAAGATGTCAACATCTATGAACTGCCCCAAGAAGTTGTGAGTGTGCGTCAAATATTCCGCAGAACATTTGGCGACAGTTCAGGACCGTTTGCAAGTAACTTTGACCCGTTTGCACAGGCGTCAATCAATGTGTACTTGATGAACTTCAACGTGGCTGGTGGCCTGGCCACATATGATTTCTACAGTCAATACATTGAGCTGGCTGGGCGCATGTTTGGCGCCTACATGAACTACACCTGGAATCCAGTGACCAAAAAATTGCAACTGATTCGTGATCCCAAAGGCTCCGGCGAAACTGTGTTGCTGTGGACCTACAACTTGAAACCTGAATTCAACCTGTTGAGTGATCACCAAATAAAACAATGGTTACGAGACTACATGGTGGCCAACTGCAAAATGATCATTGGCGAAGCACGTGAAAAGTTTGGCACCATTGCCGGACCGCAAGGCGGCAGTGCGTTGAATGGCACTGCAATGAAAACCGAAGCGCAGGCTCAGATGGATGCGTTGGTTGTTCAATTGGTAAACTATGTGGATGGGTCGCAACCAATCACCTGGGTTATTGGCTAAACTGCACACACTTTTATCAAAATTCCTGCTATAATACAGCATGGACTTAATGATCGACATTGAAGGTTTGGCAACAGGCCCTGAGACCACAATTTTAACCATTGCGGCACAGGCATTTGATCCTCTTGGCACTGGCTACTACCAGCAACAATACTATGCCAGAGTTGATTTTGAAAGCCAAGCGAATCGTACTATTGAACAAGGCACTATCAACTGGTGGGCCACACAACCCGCAGCCGCACGTGACGAAGCGTTCAATGAGGTGGGTCGTATCCCCCTGGACCAGGCCTTGGACGAACTGCACAAGTTATGCTGGAAGTGCAATCGCATCTGGATGAACGGTCCCACGTACGATGCCAACATTCTGGAGCATGCTTACAAGAGTTATAGCAAACCCTTGCCCTGGCAATATTATAAAATCTGTGATGCACGAACGGTATATAAGCTGTATCCAGGGTTGCCCAAGCCGCCTACCAGCCATCATGCGTTGGAAGACTGCCGCAGACAAATTGACATGCTACAAGCAACCTTGCGACATTTGAACATCAAGGAATTGGCATGATCATTGGAATTTGTGGATTTATTGGCTCAGGCAAAGATACCATTGCAGACTATCTTGTGAATCTACATCACTTCCGACGCGAAAGTTTTGCCAACACACTCAAAGACGCAGTGGCTCAGGTGTTTGGCTGGGACAGAACCATGCTGGAAGGGCGCACAAAACAGGCCCGTGAGTGGCGTGAGCAAGTGGATCCTTGGTGGGCAGAACGCTTGGGCATACCACACTTGACTCCACGTTGGATCCTGCAACAGTGGGGCACAGAAGTATGCCGCAAAAACTTTCATGATGACATCTGGATTGCCAGCTTGGAAAACAAACTACGCAATTCAAAAGACGATGTTGTGATCAGTGACTGCAGATTCCCCAACGAAATTGCTGCTATCAAACAGTCCGGTGGCATGGTAGTGCGTGTGGTGCGT